ATCTACTATCTAAATGGGTATTTAAATGTCAGTTTTGAAAGTGTTTTTGTTATAAAAAGTTAGTCATTTCAATGAAATAACATACTTCAAGTTATATACTGCTGCGTCATATGGAATGGTTCGAAGCCGCAGATCTGATTGTTAAGGGTATGGAAGGCGCGATTAACGCCAAAACCGTAACTTATGACTTTGAACGTCTGATGGAAGGCTCTAAGTTGCTGAAATGCTCAGAGTTTGGCGACGCAATTATAGCTAACATGTAACAGCCCTCACGCAACAAAAAGCCAACATTATTGTTAACTTTATGTTGGCTTTTCTTTTCTCCAGTCCTTTCCCCAAAACTTCCCCAAAACTCCTCCCCAAAACTGGCTATAAAATATGCTGTTTAAACGGCTACGATCGTCCAGTCTTTTCCCCGGTCATCATGGTATTTTGCCGTTTGTTGAGGCGATTTGTGTCCGAGTAATTTTTGCGTATCGATACCCTGAGCCTCATAAAGTCTTTCTGACAGCGAACGTTGTTCGTGAAATGTTGGAGCCTTTCTATCTGGCCATGAAAGCCCAGAGCGGTTTCTGGCTTTTTTGAACGTGGTCGTTATTGAACTGGCTGAAACTTTGTCGCCCCTCGTTGCCTGTGATGTGCTGTGTCGGAAATGTACAAGGTATTTACTGACCACAGCATCACGGCATTTAGCAACCACCTCGCGCAGGGAAATATCCAGCGCCTCACAGCGCAGAGACAGTGGCAATGCTACTTTAGCTCCAGTCTTTTCATGCTCGACGTGGAGCATGTCATCCCAGATGTCGGAGAACTTCATCCTGGAAATGTCCCCGATGCGCTGTCCGGTAACGACGGCCAGAAGCATGGCGCACTGAAGGTAAGGTGGATGATGTTCAGCCGCGGCGTAAATCGCTTTCCACTCTTCAAGGGAAAGGCGTTCGCGTATTACCTTGTTGCGAGGCTGACGTGTGGCTTGTGCAGGGTTGTAGCCAGGGGGAACATGCCCGGCGTGCTGGGCTTCCTTGAACACGTCGATAAGTGTTGTCCGCACAACCTGCGCCATACGGTTGTACCCCTGTGCTTTTACTGCATCCACGACCTCCGCGATTTCCAGCGTAGTAATGTCCTTCAGGTATATCATCCCGGCGTGCTGGCGCAGCAGTTCAACAGGTTTTTTCTTTTGTTTAACTGAGTTCAATTTTATATCTCCTGTTTCAAGCCGTTCCTGTTGAATGGCAAGGTAGCGATCAAGCCAGGTTGTAACTGTGATAAATTCTCTCGACTCCCGCATACGGGCAATCTTTTCATTAACGCTCAGGATCTGCCGGGTGCGCTGTTCGGCGATGATGTCATTGGCTTCACAGGCAACCTGTTTGGCTTCCTCGGCATCTGTGCCGAGGCTGTGAAACTTACCCGTTACTGGGTGTTTGTATTGCCAGTACACTCGCCCCGTACGCTTATCCAGCTTCGAGTAAAGATTAGGGATAGTGATGTTATGGGTTCGTGGTCTGGCAGCCATCTTCAATAATCCTTCTCAGCTTTGGGTTGGCGGTTTTAGAAATTTTGGGCTCAGCTAAAATGCCAATAAACCGGGACTCCCGATCAATCATCCACTCTCTGCCAACTTTTCTGGCTGGTGGTGCCATCATGTGGCCCTTGGCATATTTTTTTAATGTGCGAAGGCTTGGGGCTAAACTTCCAAACTCCTCTTTAGCCCATTCCTCTAAGCTCACCATTCTGGCCATATTCATACCTCATACAGCCGGTCAGCAATTTAGCTCTGACCGGACTTCAAAACTGATTATCAAAAATCACTTACTATCGGGTTTCAGCATGGCGGCGCGGCAGGCGTTCCATACTTTCATAGCGACTGTCGGAATGCCGTTATCCAGAACGCCCAACGTCAGAATCAGATTTGCTGCTTGCAGCACGTTTATCTCATCCGGAACCGCCGCCAAAGGCTTTTGCACTGCATCATCAAGTTGTTTCAGGAGAGTATCGACCACGGCAGCGGCATTTTTCGGTGTCACCCCTTCATTCTCATGCTCGTATCCGCTGAGGTTTAGGCGTTCAATAATAGCGAGCAGTTCCGGTGCTGGCTGCGGGGTGGCGTAGAGCGGGATGATGTCCCTGACCCGACCTTCATCAATAGCCCATTCAGGAGGGGCTTCGCGCTCAATGACACGCTTAAATCCCTGTGGCCCCTCGCAGGTAACGTAAGACGCCCATTCGTAATCCCAGGCAACCGGTTCCTGATCCATTCCGGCAAGTAGCGCAGTTGTTAACTGCAAAACCTCTTCAGGCTTCATAGTCATTCTTAACTTGGTGCTGGCAAGTTCGCTCGCAGCATCGTGAAGCCACAAAACACGCTTTCTGGTTATTCTCGTCATTACGCTTCCTCACATGGATCTGCTATGGAAACGTCATTAGGTACATCAATAGTAACCAGTGGGCTGTAACCGCATTCATGTACGGAGTAGACGATAGGCCATGTCGGCAGAGGAATGTTTTCAGCTACCTGACTTACCCCAATGCTCCAAAGTCCGGAATCAAGGTAATAGCCAACGACGAGTAGTTCTCCCTCTGCTGATTTCAGGTGATAAATTCCTGGTTTGTTGAAGCAGCCAATTTCTTCTCGGATAGCGCCTTCACATTCAAATAGATCATCGCTGGCGCCATAAAATCTCAATTCTTTAGCCATATCACTCACCCTCTTTTATGCTGTCAGCGGCTTGTCCAATCACCTGCACCCACTTCAGCGATTCTTCCAGAGCCAGGTCAGGTCTGTTTTGTTGTAAGCAACCAACGATGTAGCCGTGAGCGCCAATCGCCTCGGTAAGAAACTGCATACCTTCTGGCGTGGTTTGGCTGGCTTCCAGTTCGCCAAATCGTTCCTCCACCGCATCAACAGCATCAGCGAAACCGAACATATTGCTCCACTCTGGACGCTCACCCGTTGCGGCCTGATACATATCAGCCAATGCAGCTTCGGCGTTATCACGCTCGCCTATGAGTTGGGTCTCGCTATGTTCAAGTTCTGCTATGCGCTGAAGAAGCGATGCTTCAGGCCTAGAATGTTCAGCACATGGGGTGATTGTGTGAACGTCTGAATATTCACCACCGCCGTCGCTATATTCCATAACGCAGCCACATTTTGATTTTCCGTTAACAAATACGATTTGGTTAGTCATGCTTTATGTTCCTGCTTCAATGCTTCGGTTAGAAAAACCACCCCTTTTTGATATTCCGCGAGAAGCTCCAAATCCGTAGCGGAAGTTTCTTTCCATGACTGCATTTCTTTCAGCCTGCCTATCCAACATGGAAGAAGGTAATTTTCGAGATAAATTCGACGTTCTTTGATCAGCTCTGGAGAGGCATCATTGACGTAGAAATGTATTTGTTTAACCGCCGGGTAGAGGGATATCATGCTCATGCTGAAACCCTCCGCTCGAAATAGACGTACTGGTTAACAGCGCCGATTGGCATTTCCAGTTTTTCGGCAATATCCCGGCGGCTTACACCTTCACAATGCAGTTCTCGGGCAAGCTCGATGTCGGCCTGGCGGTATTTAGCTGACTGGTGGTAATCACCACGTAAGTACATTTTGATACGCAGCTCACGGGCTTTTGTTCTCACTGCCGCGCCTGTCCTACCAATCAGCCGCCCGATGTTTTCTACAGTCATGGTTCCGGCACATTGGCGGATCATCATGATTTCTGCGCGAACCCATCTGCTCATGCCGCACCGCCTTCGACGTTGCGGAACCAAAGGCACACTGGGCCATCATCCGTATCGTGAATTGATCCTATGAACCAGCCTTCGCCGTCAGGCAGTTCTGGTTGCCATTCTGAAAAATCAGGGTCGTAAGATTCATCGTCTAAAAAATCGAGTGATTCATCACGTAGCTCGAAACACCATTCCAGACCATTGGCTTTAATCCAGTCACTAAATTCTGAGTCCGGGATGTGGTCACGACCGTCACAGAATTTATCGTATTCGGGGTGGGTCCAGCAGCCGTATGCGTCGCGCTCTACGGGTAATGCGGTGATTGTGGTCATGCCGTACACTCCTGCTTTTCGGCTTTGAGTACCATGCGAGAACCATCGTCCAACTCCCAGGTGATTTCGCCCCCTTCAGCCATAACCAGTTGCCAGACCAATTGTGCGGCCTCATTCGTTACGTCGCGTCCACGGTCACTACCGACACGCAGGCGACCTCCGCCTTCCAAATCGCGCATTTTTGCCAGCATGATGGTCTTTGTTAACGGAGAGAATCCGAGTTGAAGTTTTGCCGTGTTGCTCATTGGGCGGCTCCTTTTCTCTCGACTGCGAGACCAAGAAGAAACGCACTGTCATTTTTGTGTTCGCTGCATGCCCAAAACACTTCATCATCACCACGAAAAATATCTACCTGTACCGTGGTTTTGAATTTCGCTACCGCACCACATCGACACTTAGCGGAGGTATTATTTTTCTTGGACAATACACCACCAATTCTCGGATACTTGCTCATGCTGCACCGCCTTTCAGCTTGTTTGAAACGAATTGTTGCGCTGTATTCCACACCTCAGCCTCATCTTTGCGCATCTCCAGTGACGGGGCCGCTTTTGTGTGCCAGTACTCGCCCCAGGGCGGTGCATCACGCTTGGCCTTTGGCATATTCAGCAGTTCAACGGCTCCGCGCACTGCGGGCAGCATTGCTTCTGAGTCAATGCCATCTGTGAATTGGATGCTGGTGCCGCACTCGATGTTGTCTTCGAGCCATGCCAGCAAAATTTCTAATTTGTGTTGTTTGGCCATTTTCTCGTTGTCTTCAGTTTCGTTACTTTTATTGACGGCGGCTGCTCAACTATTCCGTGGTGCCGCCGGTACCCGTTCCGCATGTGCCAGATGATTTCTTCGGTGTGGTCTTTGAAGTCATCGGGTTCCGTTCTCCGCGGGAACAAAAGACTGTTGAATTCGTCGCTCATATCTCTGTCTCAGTGGGCGGCCACTAATGGCCGCATCTGGGTTATCGCACCTGCAAAGATTCAGCGCCGATTTCTAGGTGAGCGCCTTTAATGTCCTCACCAGCTTCGATGGCCTCTTTGATTTTTTTCTTGTCCGGTGCGACGACGGTAGCGACATCAACCAATTCGTCTGGAAGCAGATCTACGTTATCGATCACAACCGAAACCGAGCCTTTGCGAACCGTGAGGGTGTTGCGTTCGGTCTTAAACGTTTTAAGTTCGGCTGCCTGTAGGCATTTAAGAACGTAGGCTTTAAGGTTTTTTGCCTGCCCCTCAAATGACTTCTTGCGGTCACTGAGTCGCTTCACCTCTTCGTCTACTGTTTTGGCCTGTCCTTCCAGATTCCGGATCAGCGTCATAATCCCGTCGAATTTATCTCCCAGCGCCAGTTCTTCCCCTTCGAGGGTGTCGGCAATGTCTTCCTGTGAAAACTCACCGGATTCAACGAGTGCCATTAACTTGGTCATATTGGCAGCGATGGCGATTGCGGTAGTGTTCTGGCTCATGCTGATTGCTCCTGATTTTCGGTTAATGTCTTAATGCGTTGATCTTTGATCTGGGTAAGTCTGCGGAGGCGGCCAGACAGATATTTAGCGTGTTCGGTGTCCCCTTTGGCTTCGGCCGCTTTACGATGCACTTCAACTTCACGCGCCAGGGTGTCGAACACTTTTTTAGCTTCGTTGGTGCTGACTGCGTGCTCGATGGTGTTGGCTACTCGGGTAAGTTTTTCGTCCAGTTCGTTGCGCAGGCGGGTAACGTCCTCTGCTTTTTCGCTGGCGTTTTTGATGGCAAACTCGGTTGCGTTTTCCTGCTTGTATTCGGCCTGGTCATATAGCCCCAGCCACACATCAGCAGAGAAGCCCAGGAGTGAAAGCGCTTTTTTAATGGCATCGGTGAGAGATTTTTTTTGCGCTTCGCCGTCGCAGGTGATCCCGTTTTTGGTTTTGTAGAGGTATTTTGTTGCGCCATATGCTTCTACTTCGCCGCGAATGTCACCTTCAATGGCGTACCAGAATTTAATTTTGATACTGTGGTTTTTCTCGGTAATGAGAGTGCCGTCGCCGTCCCGCAACAGGCGGTTGCCTACAAATTTTTTGTCTTCATAGATGGCTTCGCTCATCGGCGCACCGGGCAGCATTCGATCTTCCATAACCTCAAACCCCCAGCCGGTTCCGATAGGCCCGAAAATCTCGGTAGCTCGCATTACCATGTACTCAGCGTTGATGCTCGTACCTTCAAACCCAGCTCCGGCAAGGTCTTTCGTATAGCGCGGGTCTGTACGCATTACGCTGCGCCAGATTTTCATGTTGTCGCCTTTCCCTGCGAGGTCGTTTTCAAGTGCCGCACCGATGGATTGGAAAGAGGGTTCCGCTGGTTGTGCTGCCGGCACTTCCACTTTTTCGACTTCATTTGAGGGGGTTGGTGGCTCTTCTGTAGCTGCGGCCTTTGGCTGCTCAGCCATTAGGTTATCGACAGAGAAAACACCATCAGCGATTTTCTTAACTTCGGGTTGTGCAGCAGGTTTTTCATTAACGTCCTGTGGTACCTGGTACGTTCCGGTTCTGCGTGCCTGGTATTCTTCCTGCGAGATTTCAATACAGCCTTGGGCGATCACTTCTTGCAGTTTCGGCAGCTTATTCGCACGGCCAATTTTATCGCCTGCAACTGTGCGATAATAAAAAGGCCCAGTACGCTCTACAGGTGGCGCAGTTTCCACCGTCCCCGTTGTTGAGACATCATCATTGTGTTGCGGCGCCACTGTAGTAGTTTTTGACGATTCATGTGCCAGTGGGTCAGTTGATGCCGCCGTGTTCTGTTCGGTTTCATCATCTTCGTTCTCCATCTTGCCGTGGGTTTTTAGATACCCGGTGATGTACTGCTTATGTGATTCCGGGAAACGATATGTGTCGGCTGCCGGAACGTTACGGACCACGCCGAAAATAGTAGGGCGGTCATATTTGAGAATATTGGGCTGTGTGCGAAGCTGAATTGACCAGCGTTTGAAGTCTTCGCGATCCTCTTTGATAATGCCGTTAGCCCAACGGGTGATTGATGGTTGCGGGGCGTTCGGGTCAACATCGCCAGCCCAGAGAGCAGAAGCGATCTCAACGTCCAACGTTTCGAATGTGTGTTTGTACGGACGTGGCACAACGGCAGCGGTTGCTTCAGAAGAGCCAGGGGCGATTGAGTCGATAGCTCCTTCTTTGCGTTCTTCTTCGTGTGTTTTCAGCCAACCAGAAAGTATCGCTTTAATCTCGGGCCATTTCTTATTCGGAGCGCAGTTAACACGCACATACTGAATAGCTTCCAGAATGCGTTCAGGGTACATGGAGGCGATCGCTGGCATCTTTGTGATGGCTTCGACAATATGACCGTCAAATGTGCTTGCATCGTCCTGAAGTAGTTCTATCGCCGGAGACAACTGATCGTGATTAATTTCAGTCGTGTGATATTTGGTGAGGATGGCAATACGCACAGGTTCCTGAAGTTCGTCGAACGCGACGTGCTTGATCTGCGTGGGAGCAACAGGGTGGCCTGCTTCCTCGTCCCATTTGTGATCGAATAAAAAGGTTTCATCCCATTCTTCCGCAGGGCAGGGAACACCGTCGGCTGCGGCATACATACGGAATTCGAACTGAGAATCGTCGGCGTCGGGAAAGGCTTCCATGAACAATAACGCCGCTTTTGCTTTCGCCTGTTTATCATTTACTGCATCAAAGGCATGGGCGATTCGCATTTCGCCATTTTCTTCAGCGGCTTCCTCAAGGCCAAACCAGCAGCCAATATATTTAGACATTTTCACCTCCGTTATTTACGGCTTGATAAGTTTCATTCAATTTGTTCAATACGTTTTCAGGTAACACATACTGAAGGTTTCGTTTATCGCAAATCTTTAACTGGCTGATTACATACGTTGCCAATTCCTCAGTTGTCAGATATCCCTGAGCTATTAACTCAATAATCATTTTTTGCATTGCGCTGGGTGCAATGCTCAACGTGACTACATCACCGTTTATCAGCGATAGTTTTTTAAATGCGAGAGTAATATCCAATTTATGGTTCCTCATTTATCCGATTAAGCACTAATTCAATGCTTATGCGGATTAATGCCCCGCATTTACGGGGCTTGTTAATTAATGAGTACGTGAGGAAGCGAACCCTGAGTTGAACGCATTTTTATAAGTAGCGTATGTCCCGCTCTCCTTTTCAGCTTCATGAAGCTGAATATGCACGTTAGTAAGCTCGTCCACCGCCTTGTGAACACATCCGTAACGTCCGAGTACGTAGCCACCATCAAGAACCACGGTTGTTTTCGAGGGGACGGTATGAATCACACCGGTAATAGTGTCTTCACAATTAAATACAGCCAGTTCATTATTGATGGCGGTTAGACGAAGATTGATGATGTTAAAAGTTTTCATGTTTGCTCCTGGAAAAGATTGTGGAATTACCTGCCGAATTAACGGCATATTAAAGTGTGCAACTAACAACTATAAATCGCGGCTGGAATCAGAACCGCATACATCAACTTGAAACATAAAGAAAGAAACCAAACTTATTACTGCTGAAGCCAGAATAAAAAATATGAATCCAGCTATAATTAAAACTGTTTCCATTATTAGTACCCTGCTGGCGTTTCTTCTTCCTGATGAATAATTTTTTCAACTGGGAAGCAACTGCCTTCAATTTTTTGCTGATCCGCCGCTTCCATACACTCGGAATAAGTCGGGAAGACATCAACTACGCTGTCCTGAACTTCTCCGGTCGTAAGATAAGTAGTCAGCACCAGAGCGAAGAGAGGACCTGTCATAGGTTAAATCCGTATTTCACGTTATCTCCGAGGATCCATTCATATGTGAATGACTCGATGGTTGCCTGCTGCGTGTCTGCATCGCAAACAGTTTCATCGCCCTGAATTTCGTAGATACATTGCAGATCGCTAACTTTCACATCCTGATATTGCTTAACCATTTTCTATCCTCACTTATTCGTTGATAAAGGTTTAGCTGGTTGTGCCTGGTAATCTGGCAGGTATCGGGTAACGGTTGTGAAAGAGCTGCGGTTCTCCACTAACACAACCAGCTAAATTCTTGTTAATGCCTGATTGTTTAACCACCTCAGGCGGTGGTGGTATACTGGAGTTCTCACACAACCAGTAAGGAAATTACTAAATGAAAAATTACTATGTTCACGTTAGTCTCTTTAATGCCTCTTCTGAGCAAAAAATAAAATTCAAAGAGGCAATGAGCCATTTTGGCTATCGTGACGCCTTCACCACCGGGGACGATACTTGGCAACTCCCATCTGATGGGTATATTGGTAAATCAACCCTGAATTGTAAGGAGGTTATCAATCAAACCTTTGCTATTGCTAATTCAGTAGGTCTTAATGCTTACATTTTTACCTGTGAGTTCCAGAACGCTGCGGAATTACTCCCCGGTTACGGAATGGATTCTTCTATGAATAAGTGATTCCAATTTTTTTATTTCCATTCTGAGCGCTTCCACTATCGTTTCGTGGTATATGCGATTGACTCCGTCGCACGTTAGCGGAGTTATTTTGTTCCCTTTAAAAGAGCTATCATCCGGCGCAAAAGAAATTTTTGTTGTGGCTACGTGGGTTTTATTTACCACAGCCTTATCATTATCACCTGACTGAAGAGCGTTTCTTCCTACCCAGATGCGGGCCTCAGTGCCTGCATTTGGCTCAATCTGCTGGAGGCGCTTTGCATCTTCCAGTAACAACGCGATTACGTGCTTTAACTCTTCCATCTCACATCTCCTAGTAAACCCTTAACGCCGGGTGGCGGAACGTTTCTGAGAAATCACTGTGTGGTTTCGATGGGGTAAGCATAACCAAAGGTAATTTTTGTGGCAAGGATAAAATTAACAAAAGTTAGTATTTGGGGCGTAAAAAAAGGCAACACATTGAAATTGTTGCCTTAAAAAATTTTCAATTTTTCTTGGTTTGCTCTTTCCTTACCTTGAGAAGCTCTTCAAATAAACGATTAAAATTCTCTACTCTTGCCTCTAACTCTCTGATTTGAGCTTCTTTTTCTGATTCTGGTAATGCTGAAAATAATTCTAAGAGTCTTTTTTGCTGTTCATCCAGTTCAAGAGGAAGCGCGTCAGCGGGTATTGGTGATTGATCTTCATCGCCAAAAAGGAGCCAAGTAGGAGAACACTTCAGGGCAGCGCTCAATGCAAAGAGGCTCTTACCCTTTGGCTCTGTCTGTCCGCTTTCCCATTTGAACACACTCACACTGGACTTCTTTACCAAATCTGCGAGCTGCTGTTGGGTTAACCCAAGCTCTTTGCGCCTGGTTGATATGCGATCACTGAGGTGTATGTTTTTCATATCCATAATATAAGTTAACTTGACATAATTTATGTTAGTATTTATCGTGATAACATTAGTTAATTGGAGGGTTAGATGTTTACACGCAATGTTGTGGAGTTTTTCGGTTCAAAAACGGCGATTGCCCGGGCGCTTGGGATATCACAGGTTGCAGTTACTCGTTGGGGGGATGTGGTCCCGGAAAGGAGGGCTGCGCGACTTGAACGACTTACTGGTGGCGTTCTGAAATACGACCCGTCGGTTTATGAGAAACAGGATAAAGAAAGATGGGAAGGACAACTGAATCATGAAAATCAGTCCTCCGATTGAAGTAGTTGCATCCGAACTGGAAGCATGGGCGCTTGAGGATGGCTGGAAAGCGGTAGGAATGGCCATAGCGGATCAATATCACGCCGATGGTGGAGGCGACATCCTTCCGGCAGTCGATACCGGTGATGGGCTCCGAAATGCAGTTCAGCGTGTGAAGCGTATTTTCAGGGGATTTGATGGCCCAAGATATGCACCGCAGGCAGAAGGTTTGAAAAGATCCGCATTAGCTGCATTGCCTACAGAACGACGCGCCCGGCTTGAATCGCCCGGCGATCCGATCTTGTTAGCTGCGCTGGCGGCGAAAGAGGGGATCGAGGCTGTGAATGCCGTAAATCTCGGCGCGGCGCCAGCCTCTGCCCTCAAAGAAATAAATCAGGCTATCGCGGCGTTTATCGCAACCAGAACGGCTATTGAGTTGGTGCTACACCGCGAAGATAGGGATTTGTACCGGAGTAGTTATGCGTAAAGAGAATGGCGGTTCAAGGCTTTTCTGCTGTGGCGTGCTCGTATGCTTTTTGCAAGGCGATGATGAGGTCCGGAACACATGAAACTGGAATGTCCAGGTTGGAATATAGCCCCGCCTCAGGGTCATTAATGTTGGGGCATTCATCAATCACAATGGTGAGTGAGTCGATATGTTCGGCGTGCTCAACAGTAATTTGAGGTTGGTGGGGTGTAACGAGAAATTGAGGCATTTTGTCTCCTGTAATTTAAAGGTCGTTTATGGCTGCTTTGCCTTACATGCAATTGTACATAGCTGATTATCTGGCAGATACCATGCATCTGTCTACAGAGGAACATGGGGCTTACTTGCTACTGATGTTCAATTACTGGCAAACAGGCAAGCCAATCCCCAAAAATCGACTGGCGAAAATTGCGCGTGTACCGAACGACAGGTGGCTCTCTATCGAGCAGACACTTTCCGAGTTTTTTGAGGATGATGGGGAAAGTTGGGTCCATCTTCGCATTGAGAGGGACATGGAGAGTGTTGTTTCTACGTCAAAAGGCAAGAAATATGCGGATGGTAAATCCTTGGCTGATTACAAAGGAAAGATTTATTTCATCACCAGCCCTGAATTGGATATCGTGAAAATTGGTTATTCCAAAAATCCATGGGCAAGACTTAGCGAACTACGTAGTAGCTACGGTAGCTCTATACGCGTAGTAGCTACGATAAATCTCGTATCTAAGCCGAATATTTCCGTAGCTACGGTACTTTCGGACTTCGAAAAAGAAAATAGTTGGTTTGTTAAAAACGAGTGTGTTAATTCAATAATTTCGGCGGTTAAAAAGGGGGAAATAACTACAGTAGAAGCTATTTTAGACTACGTAGAAAACTACCGTAGCAACTACGATAGCTACATTAGTGCTCCTACTGTAGCTGCTACTACAACTACAAATACAGATAAAGATACAGATAAAGAATTAAAAGATCCCCCCTTAAATCCCCCCAAGGGGAAACCACTGGGAAACAAATTCGATCCGCTTTCGGTTGAGTTACCGGAATGGCTTCCTGCTGCATTGTGGGCTGAGTGGGTTGAATACCGTAAGGCGCTGCGAAAGCCGATCAAAACCTCACAAGGGGCAAACGGATCAATTCGCGAGTTGGACAAATATCGGGGAGAGGGCATCACTCCTGAGCAGGTTATTCGGCACAGCATAGCCCGAGAATATCAGGGGTTGTATCCCCCTAAAGTTATTCTGGCTTCACGGTCAGGCTCTCGTGATGTTAACTCGATATCCCAGCCTGATAATTCAATCCCACCAGGCTTCCGGGGGTAGTCATGAAAAACATTTCGGCAGGTGGTGCAATGGAGCGCTTGAAAAAACTTATCCCGGCAGGTGTTCAGCCTAAATTTTCCAGCGTTGAGGAATGGCGAAACTGGCAGGAGGAAGAGGGCCGAAAACGAGCTGCCGAAGTGAATAAGCTGAACCAGAAAGGGCGTGCTGAGAAAATCCTAGGACGATCAGGCATTCAAAATCTTCATAGAAATTGCACCTTCAAAAACTATGAGGTGAAGGTCGATGGCCAGCGCCATGCTCTCAGCCTGGCAAAGAGTTACGCGATGAACTTTGGTGACGGTTTTACGAGCTTTGTGTTCAGCGGTAGCCCCGGAACAGGGAAAAATCATCTTGCGGCGGCTATAGGCAATTATTTGCTGGCACAAAACCGCACGGTGCTGATCGTCACGGTGGCCGATCTGATGTTACGTGTCCGTACTTGCTATGACGGTGGGCAATCGGAGGCCGCGTTGCTCAACGAGTTGGATCGTGTGGACCTGTTAGTGCTTGATGAGGTGGGGATTCAGAAGGGTTCTCAGCACGAGAAAGTTTTACTTAATCAGATCGTGGACCGCCGCCTGGCAGCGATGAAACCTGTTGGCGTTCTGACCAACCTGAATTACGACGAACTGGCTGCCACACTGGGAGAACGCGTGGTTGACCGCCTGAAAATGGATTCAGGTATATGGGTGAATTTTGCGTGGGAGAGCTACCGCAACAAAGTAACTCACCTGCGTTTAGTGAAATAAAATGAGGAAAAATAAACCGATGGCTAATTCGTTTAAAAAAATGACCACCTCAGGAGTAATCAAGCGCCTGCACTCAGGGATGTTTATTCGCCTGGAAGATATTCACGTCAAAGACGGCTTCAACAAGCGTGAGAACGATGAACGGACGCAGCAGGCCGATGATGAGCTGTTTGAGTTCCTCGCCGCTGGTGGTCGCGTACCTGCGCTGGAGGTAATTCCGCGTGATGAGGGCGGTGTATGGATTGTTGAGGGCCATCGCCGCAGCCGTTGTTACCAGCGCTGCCGTGACGCGGGTAAACCGGTTGAGTTCATTAGCATCGTACCGTTCGAGGGGAACGACGTTGACCGTGTAGCGCGGATCATGACATCGAATAACCAATTGCCGCTGACTGCAATTGAACAGGCCGCTGTTGTGAAAGAATTGGCTGCGTTCAATCTGACGAAACAGGAAATCGCCCAGAAGGTGCATAAGTCCGTCGCAACAATCGAGAAGCTATTAACGCTGGCGATGGCAAATCACGACGTTCAACAGAGCGTGAAGGCCGGGGCAGTATCCGTGGATGTTGCTGTTGATCGCGTGAAAGAGCACGGCGAAAAAGCGGGAGAAGTGCTGGAGCAGGATAAGGCTGTTGCGGCAGCGGCGGGAAAGAAAAAAGTTACCCGAAGCATCATCGCGCCCGAGATCAGCGTGAAGAAAGCTCGTCGGGCTGTTGAGTTATTGGCGCTGGCGAAAATCAGCGACGATGGAGTGATCACCCTGGATGGGCTGGCTCTTGCCGAAGTTCTGGAAATAATCGACGAACAGAAAAAAATTGCTGCCGATCGTAGCAGGCTTGCAGCTTAAACGAGTATCGGATTACCCAAGATTACAATTGCTTATAAGAGGCTTACATGAAAAATTCATTATCTGATCTGAATAATCACCTGTTCGCGCAAATGGAGCGACTGAGCGATGAATCACTTACCGGTGAGAAGCTGCAAGAGGAAATTCACCGTGCTAAGGCTGTCACGGGTATTTCATCGCAAATTATCAGTAATGCTCGCCTGGTGCTCGATGCCGAAGAATACAGCCGTGGCCTGAAGCCGGGTGATACACCTGAAGTCCTGAGAGTGGGTAAATCACATGGCGCATAAGTACAGCGAGACTGAACTTAACTGGGTTAAGTGGCACGCCGCGCTTGAGCGTCAGGAACTCGCTGATAAATTTAATGAGCGGTTTGGTACCAATCAGACTGCCGGGCAGCTTGCTTCACTCCGGAAGCGTAAGGGGTGGCTGACCGGGCGCGATGGGCGATTCAAGAAAGGGCAGGCCAAAGTGCCAGGCTCTGGCGCCAAAACACCGAATGCAACATCGTTCAAAAAAGGTAACCGCCCGGCGAATTATGTCCCTGTGGGTACCGAGATCATCGATGGCGATGGTTATCGGCGCGTGAAGGTAGCTGACCCCAACGAGTGGGAGTTTGTTCACCTTCGCGTATGGGAGCAACATAACGGGCCAATCCCGCCAGGAATGGTGATCCGCTTTCTCGATGGTGACAGACAGAACCTTGACCCTGCCAATCTGGTGAAAGTCAGCAAGGCCGAGCACATACACCTGAATCGACGGGAGTACAACGCGGCACCGGCTGATGTCAAACCAGCTTTATTTATTTTATCGAGGCTGGAGGTGAAACTCTTTGAGATTCAGCGAAATGATGAGCAGTAACGGTTGCGTTGGAAATGTGGCAGGGTATGATTGCGCCGGGTGCTTGAGACTTTCTGTTTCAGGCATACACGAAGCAGAAAGAGAAAAGCCCCGAGCTGATAAATCAACCCGAGGCCCCTCGTATGCTCGACACATGCAAGGTTAGCCTCTTACGGACCGGAAGGTCAAGGAGAAGCAGCCATGAAGCCGCAAAATTCAGTTATCTGGTGCCTTGTCATCGTCTGCCTGACGATACTGGCATTCACCCTGTTAACCCGCCATTCGCTTTACGAACTGCGGATACGGGATGGTAGCAGGGAGGTTGCGGCAGTCATGGCATGTGAGTCCAACCAGTAAGGGCAACCGGCGGGGAGAAATCCCCGCCACCGCCATGTTGAGCCGAGGCGTTCCCAGGCACCCATTCCTTTCCGTTATGCCTCGATCACAAATCTCGTATAAAAAACTGCTTACATATTCATTGCGCAAAAATCAAGCAACCATATGATTTATATCGATTTCATCAAAAATAACTCGATAATCACTGGAAAATTATACTGTATTTATATACAGTATTTTGATGCTCCATATCTCAAATAACCCAAACTGGTTGATTGTGATTAGCTGGGGTATCGGCTTAACTTTCGGGACGCGCGAAGGAAAGTAAGGGATCCCCAAAACATGCTGGAGAGAGTGATGATCATACCCGACCACTTAATTCGTGGCCTGAACAACAGCACAAGACCCGTTGTGCTTTACAGGAACGAATACGGCGATGTTGTTTACGGCTTTGTGCTGCGCCCTGATGAATTTGTAACCAGTGTGCAGCAGATGGCTGAAGCGCGGAAAACTGCTGGAATATCGGCTGTTGATGATGCCGACAATCCACTATAATCTATAGACAGGTCTGAACAACCTGCTGAGATTTCACTGTGTCACCGGAGAAAACCGATGGCACAGATTCAACTTCAAAAAATTGGCCCCGAAACTCTGACCCCAGCAACGCCCGAGGCCAGCGAATTTTTGCAACGTATTAAAATCGGTGAGTGGATACACGCCGACTTTAAACGTGTGCGCAACTACCAGTTTCACAAACGCTTCTTCAAACTCCTTCAGCTCGGCTTTGAGTACTGGAACCCGACCGGTGGCGCCATACTTCCGGAAGAGCGCAAGCTGGTTAACGGTTTCGTCGATTTCCTCTGCCGGCAGGTTGGGCAGCAGCACAGTGTTGCCCTGACCGATGCCGCTGAACTGTATCTTTCCGATGCTGCTCACACTCGTACGCGTGATATAGCGCTGCTCAAATCCTTCGACGCATACCGAGAGTGGGTAACCATTCAGGCAGGTTACTACACCGAGCACGTATATCCTGACGGTAGCTACAACCGGCGGCCAAAGTCGATTTCGTTTGCCAGCATGGACGAAATCGAATTCCAGCAACTCTATAAATCGGTCCTGAATGTTTTATGGAATTTTATTCTGTTCCGGGCGTTTTCATCACAATCCGAGGTTGAAAACATCGCGGCACAGTTGCTGGAGTATGCAGCGTGAAACTGAATCCATACTGCAAAGCGCTCGAGGAGATGCGCAATCGTCAGTCGCACAAGCTGAAGGAAGTCGGCGACCAGTGGCGCACACCTGACCCGATCTGGTGGGGGATAAATGTGAAATTCGGCCCGTTCACACTCGACCTGTTTGCTGACGACCACAACGCCAAATGTGAACACTACTACACCGCAGAAGATAACGCCCTGTCTCAGAACTGGTCTGCCAGGCTGATGACCATCGGCGGGGCAGCATATGCAAACCCACCATATAGCCGCGCCACTCAGTACGAAGGCTTGTACATAACCGGAATGGTACCAATCATGCAGCACGCCGCCGAAATGCGCGAGCTGGGCGGCCGTTTCGTATTTTTCATCAAATCCGCGACAAGCGAAAGCTGGTGGCCAGAAAACGCCGATCATATCGCTTTCGTTCGAGGCCGCATCAGCTTTGACCTTCCTGACTGGTACATCCCCGCCGAAGGAGAGCCGTCGGAATCCTCTGCCGGCTTCGGTATGGCCATCGCGATTTTCGATAAAACATGGACTGGCCCGGCGACGAGCTACATCAGCCGAGAAGAACTTGAAACCACAGGTCGCATTATCTTGGCTCAAATTCAGCGAGCCGCGATGAAATTAGTCGGGGTGGCAGCATGAAAACGTTCCGCAGTAAAAAGTGGCTGGCTGCTGTCGGTCAGATTGACCAGTGCGTGCTTTGCGATCGTTGGGGAACTCAGGTCGCGCATCGCAATGAAGGTAAGGGGATGGGGCTGAAAGTCGATGATTGTGCTACCGCGGCGATCTGCGTTGAGTGTCATACCGAGATCGACAACGGAAAGAACCTCACCCGGGATGAGCGCAGGCAGCTAATGGACCGCGCCATCGTGTTAACCCTTATTCAAATCGCCCGCATGGGTCTGGTGGTGCCGAAATGACCCCTCAACTACTCGAGTATGCACGTATCGAACTCACTCGCGCTCTGATGGATACTTCCGGGAAAACTAAAGGGCAGCTCGAGGCGTTCAGCGAGAACCCTCTGGCAGACAAAAACCGAAATCCTCGCAAGCCGGTGCATGTTGTAGAACTGGATGACGGGCAGGGCGGCATTCGCTCAGTGGAAGCGGAAAACTCGGCGCTGTACGTGCTTGAGACACGAAGCCGCCGCAGACCTCTACCGCCGATAAATGACTATGAGTTCGCCGCTGCACCATGGCGACGGGCGGTAAATATGCTCCCTGAACACGAGCAGGCCTGGCTGAAATATTGTTATGGTTTCGATCTGACGTTCCGTTATCAGACGCTAATATGCGAGGTAATCTGGAACGGACATCAAAAATATCTGCCGGCTGGCCTGCTGAATAAAACGAAGAAGCGAATAATATCGCTGATTTGGCTTGCCGCGCAGGATGTTGCCGCTACCCGGAGCAATGACACATACAAAGAGTACGCCGGAGCGGCGTTGGCCAGGTTAATGAGCGTAAACCCTTCAACATGGCTTCGCGTCTACGCACCTCATTGGGCCCACTTCAAACGAGCGTTCGACGAGCTGGATGTAGGGGCATTGCAGCACACTCTTGACCACCATTGCGAAGCACTTCCAGAAGAGGTTGAATGGGCGCTATTGCAAAATGCAACGAAATAAGCCATATTTAGCGTAATTCTGATATTTTGCCGAAATTGTATAAACCCGCTTAATTGCGGGTTTTTTGCTTTGGATCCACATTCGCGCTACTTTCTGAAGGTACTATCGCCAAAATGGCAAAAAAGGTGAAATTATGCACGGTGAAGAGTCAGAGGCGCTTTATAACGAGATGTGCCGGATAGTGGGGGATGCGGTGTTTATTCTTTGTGATACCGACGTAGAAACGAGGAAATACAATATCGCAAATGCACTCAGGACGGCTTTATCTGGTGATCACGGTCATACTGAATACATGCGTAAAGCGATGGAAGCTGCGATAACTGTTCTGGAGCGGTAAAAATCATCAAAACTCTCAAGCCCTGGTATATACCGGGGCTTTTTTGTATCTGGCCCACTACCTGACGGGCTCATAACCCAATCCGGGTAGGCTTCTGGCAATGCGACTCCTAACCGCATTGACGGGCGGCAGGGCCAAATCCTTCGCGTCACTGAACATTCATAAAGACCGCTGACAGGTCATATTAGTGCAACGCTTTCCCCGTTTCCGCTCCTGGATGTTCGGGGATTTTTTATTCTCACACGGCGCCCCGTTCCGGAGGTGACTATGGAAAAACACGGAATAATTGAGCAAACAATGAAATGGTTGGCTGTATACCTGCCGTCGGTTTATGCCGGGCTGACGGCTTTAGGGATTTCGGCATTAATGGATATAAGGGCTGGTAAGCCCAAAATCTATACAGCCACCGGGGCGCTGGTTTGCGGGATTGCAGCCTTAGCAGTGTCAGCAATTCTGGAATATTTGGGCCTTCCTGCAAATTCAGGTGCATTCGTTGGCGGCATGATTGGTTTTATTGGCGCTGACCGACTGCGTGACATTGCCGTGGCGTTGTTTTCCAAACGCACTGGTATCAGTACAGAGAAAAGCGAATGAATAAATCACAGTTTCAGAAGGCGGCTAATATCAGCGCCGAATTAGCTGCGCGTTGGTTTCAGCCGATAGATGCGGCGATGGCTGAGTTTGGCATTACGTCAATAGACGATCAGGCAATGTTTATCGCACAGGTAGGCCACGAGTCCGGTGGTTTCACCTGCATCGTCGAAAACCTGAATTATTCGGTTGAAGGCCTGAAAGCAACCTTTGGTAAATATTTTCCGGGTAATACCGCTGAGCAGTACGGGCGTACCGCCACGCAGCCGGCAAATCAAAAAGCGATCGCTAATATCGTGTACGCCCACCGTATGGGGAATGTCGCAGAAAACGACGGCTGGAATTATCGCGGCCGTGGACTGATTCAGATTACCGGTCACGACAATTATCGGAATTGTGGTGCTGGTCTGGGTGCCGATTTGCTATTGGTTCCGCAGTTGTTGGAGCAGGACGAATATGCAGCTCGTTCGGCGGCGTGGTTTTATGCTGCAAAAGGCTGTCTGAAGTATTCCGGGGATGTCAAAGCTGTTACGAAAATCATCAACGGTGGCACTACCGGCCTCGATGATCGGCAGACCCGCTATGACAAGGCGAAATCGGTGCTTGTATGACTGCGCTGTTCGAGTACCTGGGGAAATACTGGAAGCCGCTGGCGATCACTTTGCTGGTGGCTTTTTTGTTATGGCGAGCATACGACGCGGGGTATGAGTCGGCGGATTCAGTCTGGAAGCAGCAATGGCTACAGCGGGATCTGGCTGACTCAACCGCAACTATACACCGAGAGGTTGCCGAGCGAGCCAAAGAACGGCGACGTCAGCAGGCGGCAGACGAGGAGCGGAAACGTGCAGATATGGAACTGGCAAAAGTACAGGCTGATGCTGACGTTGCTCAGCGTGCTGGTGATGGGTTGCAGCATCAACTCGCCACGCTACGCAGGCAGCTCGCAGGAAGTGAAACCGGCCGCCTTTCCGCAATTGCCAGAGCAAGCGCGGCAAAAGCCGAGACCACCAGAGTGCTTGCCGAGCTGCTTGGCGAATCTGACAAAAGAGCGGGCTTCTATGCAAAAGAGGCTGATGAACGCTATACAGCAGGATCAAGCTGTGAGCGCACGTACGACAAAGTGACCGCACAGTAGCATTACAGCAGGCATTCCCTGAGTGCCTGCGATAATGCCAACCCCTCAGTAATCCTCTATGACCAAAACTATCATTTGCGTCGCCAGCGGCCCGTCGCTGACGGCGAACGACTGCGCACTGGCCTCCGGCTCCGGTTACCCGGTCATTGCGGTTAACTCAAGCTGGAGGGCTGTGCCTGACTGCCAGCACATATTCGCCGCCGATTTCACCTGGTGGGATCATTACCACGACTCGCTGGAAACCAGCGCCGAACTTTGGAGCCAAAGCAAACGGGCCCACGCCCGGTTCGGCGTGAAGCTTTTCAGCCCGTCGGACAACGGTGCGTTTAACTCCGGGCAGCGTGCCATACAGCTCGCCGCGCATCTCGGCGCGGAGAGGGTGATTCTTCTCGGTTACGACTGCACCCTGGCGAACGGGACACACTGGCATGGCCGCCACCCGGCGACAATGCACAATCCGGTACCGCGCGAAGTAGGGCGCTGGCATACCGACTTTTCTTCTCTCGCTGGTGCTTTGCCGGGCGTGGAGATTATCAACGCGTCACGCGAAACCGCGCTGACCTGCTTCACTCGCTTACCACTCGAGGCGGTACTTAATGCCTGAAAAGTTATATTTCGACGGGATGCACGGCATCGGCGACAACATCAACCAGCGTTGTTTCATTAAAGCGCTGGCGAAAAAAGGCCATGAAATCTGGCTGAAAACACCGTTACCGGAAATTTACGCCGGAATTCCTAACCTCCACTTCGTACATGCTGATTCGCCGCTTCGAACGCAGCGCAAAAGTGAACGTCTTTCGACGTTTCGATTTGTGCCCGAACCGCCTGGTCTCTCTCGTCGTCGCATTTTTTACGGAAATGGTGATCTGCAGTCTGGGGGCATCTTCGACGCGATGGAACAGCAGTTCGGTACCGCACCTGCACAAATGGATCTCCCCCGGTATGTACCGGGCGATGTTCGCACACCCGATGGCAAACCCATCGCAGTCATCCGTCCCACAACAGAGCGCAGAGAATGGCATAACGCCAGCCGCGGCCCCCTCAATCAGTACATCGATGATGTTGCCCGTCGTCTCGCAATTCGTGGCTTCCATGTGATCAGCGTGGCAGACCTGCAGGAGGGGGAAGAGTGGATACCGGACGGTGAGCCGTTCGCTCACCAGAAATTCCACCACGGAGAACTAACTATCTGGCAAATGCTGGCTCTGGTGGAGTGTGCCGACATCGTGCTGACCGGGCCCTGCGTCATCATGCATGCGGCGCTGGCCTATCAGCGACCGATGATATGCCTGGCTGGTGGTAATGGTGGTAACAACCATCACCTGAAGGTCACCGACCCACGCTGTATGGATTTGTCCCGCGCTTTATTCGTTTACCCGGACCAATATTGCCAGTGCCAGGAAATGCTTCACGACTGCGACAAAACAATCACCGGGCTTCCAGAAAAAGTGGAGGGATTTATCACCACGGTTTACCAGCAGGCACGCAGGCGGAAGGTGGCATGAAGCGATTTACACAAGAAATTAAGCAGGGCCTCGTCTGGTTGCCTGAACTTGGAATGGGGCGTTATCCGGTACCAAAGGATCGTCCCTATGATGCCGATTATTTTTCCCGGTACCAGGAACTGGCCGACACGGACCTCGGGCGCGAACTGACGGCGGCACGTATTCGGCTGGTGGCCCGGCACTATACCGGTCCCGTTCTCGACGTGGGGATAGGTGCAGGGCAGTTTGTCACGGCCAGACCAGAAACAAACGGGTATGACGTTAACCCCGCGGGCATTGAATGGCTGAAAAAGCGCGGAGTATGGGCGAACCTCTACCGGGATCGTTATCCTGCGCTGACGTTCTGGGATAGCCTGGAACACATCGACCGCCCGGACGTTGCCGTCGCGCGAGCGGAAAAATGGGTATTCGTCTCGGTGCCAATCTTCACCGGCGCTGAGCACGTTATTCACTCCCGCCATTTCCGACGCGATGAGCACATCTGGTACTGGACTCATCGCGGTCTGGTTCAATGGTTCGAAGAGCAGGGGTTCGAGCTGGTGGAACACAATGATTTAGAGACGATGCTAGGCCGAGATGGCATTGGCAGTTATGCATTTTGCCGGATTTAAACCAGCAGCCACTACAGGGCGTCATTACGATGTCGCCCGATAGTGATTGTTAAAGCAGTAGTGGTACCCGCCGCGCACCCAGCGCATTGATCGTTACTGCTTTTTTATCAGAGAGCGGAGATATGACCGAGAAACTAAAAATCGTCTATCGACCGTTAAAGGATTTAACCCCATATGCCCGCAACGCCCGAACGCATGATGATCGGCAGGTGTTGCAGCTTGTGGCGAGCATTGAGGAGTTTGGCTGGACGAACCCGATACTAATTGATGAGTGCGGCGAAATTATTGCCGGGCATGGCCGGGTACTGGCCGCCGAACAGATGGGAATTGCTTCCGTTCCCACAATTACGCTTTCGGGGCTCAGCGACGCACAAAAGACGGCATACCGGATAGCTGATAATAGGCTTCCCATGAATGCTGGCTGGAATGGTGAGTTACTTAAGCTGGAAATCGAGGCATTACAGGACTTTGAGTTTGATGTCGGGCTGCTCGGATTCAGCGATCTGGAGTTAGGCGATATTCTGGGCGTTGAGCCGGACGACCCGAGAGATCATTGGGTAGGAATGCCAGCATTTGACCAGGAGAACAACAACGGCGTCCGACAGCTTATCGTGCATTTCGAAACTGACGCTGACGTTGCGCTGTTCGCCCAGCTTGTTCAGCAGCAGATCACGGCAAAAACGAAATATATCTGGTACCCGGAGCATAAACGGGAATCCACGGTGAATAAGGCATACATCAGCGATGAATCCTAATTACCCGATTTATATTGTCAGTAAAGGCCGGGCTGATACGCGCATGACGGCGAAAGCGCTGGAACACATCGGTGTCCCGTACCACATCGTTATTGAGGAACAGGAGTACGACCAGTACGCCGCTGTCATCGATGCGAAGAATATTCTGGTGCTGGATAAGCAATACCAGCGTGACTATGACACCTTTGACGATCTGGGGCTGACTAAAAGCGTCGGCCCCGGGGCTGCGCGTAATTTTGCTTGGGATCACTCGATAGCCAACGGGTTCGCCTGGCACTGGGTTATGGACGACAACATCCGTCACTTTTTCCGTCTGCATAAAAACAAGCGGATCCGCGTGGGTGACGGAACCATTTTCCGCTGTATGGAGGATTTTGTGCAGCGGTACGAAAATGTGGGAATGGCGGGACCGAATTACGCCATGTTTGCCCCGGAGAGGGACAAGCTACCGCCATTTGTTACCAATACCCGCATTTACTCCTGCAACCTTATTCGCAACGACCTCCCGTTTCGGTGGCGAGGGCGTTACAACGAGGATACGGATTTATCGCTGAGAATGCTGAAAGCGGGCTGGTGTACGGTCCAGTTCAATGCGTTCCTTCAGCAAAAAATCCAGACGCAAAAAACAAAGGGTGGAAACACTGCAGAGTTTTACGCGAAAGAGGGTACGTACAACAAAAGCAAAATGCAGGTTGAGATGCACCCTGATATTTCCCGTATGACGCATCGCTTCGGGCGTGTTCATCATTACGTGGATTATCGGGGATTCAAAAAACTGCGTCTTCGCCTGAGAGAGGATTTAGAACTGCCTGCCGGCACAAACGACTACGGAATGGTACTCCATATCAAATCGTAGGGGTGTTTATGTTCGTTCGTGAAAAAGTAGAGGCTCTGGCCGCCCGTCGCCTGACGGAACAGCAGATTGCAGACGTACTCGATATCGATATGGACGAACTGAGGCAGGACAGGGAGAGGCTAGCGCTATTTCGCGAGGCCATCCGTATCGGGACGGCAAAAGGCGAGGCCGAATTACGAGGGGCGTTATACAAACGCGCACGTAACGGTGACGTGTACGCCTATAACGAGCTTATGAGGCTTTCGCGCAGTAAGGACAGTGATTGATGAGCAAACCCGACTGGAAGGAGCTGCAATCTCAGTTTGCTGCCGCTCACGCCAGTACGGGAATAAAGTTGAAAGACTGGTGTGAACAGCAGGGATTGGTTTACGACACAGCCCGCCGCTACATAAAAAAGTCTGCGCAGAATAATGCGCAAAAAAAAACTGCGCAGGTTATCGCGCAAAATCCTGATAAGGCCGTGCCAGAACAGGGGAAGGCAAAGAGAGGGGCAGTAAAAAACTGCGCAAAACCAGATCCCGTAAGATCCCATATTTGCGCAGATCTCTCCGATAAAGAAAAACTGTTCGTTTCCTACTATCTGGAGTGCCGAAATAAGCACGAGGCATACCGAAAGGCAGGTTATACCGGAGGCGACAGAAACGCCCGGATGCTGTATCGCAAGCCAGCGGTGGCGAGAGCCATTAATCAGGGCATCGAGCAGTTAAGCGAACAGGCCATATTAAATGCGCAGGACATTCTCAGGCACTGGCATGAAATTGCGATTGCCGATCCCGGTGAGATTTCTCAGATGCGCCGCGTGTGCTGCCGCTACTGCTGGGGATTCGATAACCGCTATCAGTGGGTTGACGAAGAGGAATATGACAAGGCCGCCGCCAAAGCTGCGAAGGACAGCAAGCCGCCACCGGATCAGTCAGGTGGGTTTGGTTTTGTGGCTAACGACGATCCCAATCCTGATTGCCCGAAATGCGCAGGTGAGGGTGTCGAAGATGTTTATCTTGCGGATACGCGCGATTTAATCGGTCCGGCCCGTCGTCTCATTGCCGGGGTGAAGAAAACAAAATTCGGCATCGAGGTCATGACGCGTGACCAGGACGCTGCCCTGAAAAACCTCGCAGCATTCCACAATTTGGCCTCCAGCGAGCAGGAAAGAGAGCTTCGGTTACTTGAAATCGAACGTGTCCGCCTGAGCAATGAAAAAATCAAAGCCGAGATCGAAAACCTCCGCAATGGGGCGAACGGTAGCGAGCAGATCATTATTCACAATTCGCTGAAGCCGCCAGGCGCTGAATAAGCAGGGTGTATCGTGGCGGAAATTTTCTTACCGGAATTACATTCCGAGCAATTGCGTGTCTGGACGGAAGGTTCTGAACACCGATACAACGCTATTCGTTGTGGCCGTCGTTGGGGCAAAACCGTAATGCTGGTCGATATAGCAGTAAGCTACGTCACCAATAAATTCGTCATACCGGGCACAAAGAGGTCGATAGCCGGGCGCGTGGGGATCTTTACCGCGCAATATCGCCAGTATCAGGAAATCTTTGACGAGCTGGTCGAATACCTTAAGCCGCTGATCAAAACGCAGTCGCGCAGTGAAAAGCGAATCTTGCTTAAGAACGGCGGTAAAATTGACTTCTGGGTTACTGACGATAACAAACTGGCGGGGCGTGGCCGTAAATATCACTGCGTCCTGATCGATGAAGCAGCGTTTACCAAATCCCCGGAAATGCTTGAAGAAATCTGGCCCCGCGCTATCAAGCCAACGCTGGTGGATTATCGCGGTCGCGCCTGGGTGTTTTCCACGCCTGACGGTATTAACGATCAGAACTTTTTCTACGCCATCTGTAACGACCCGGCTCACGGCTTCCATGAGCATCACGCACCGTCTTCATCAAACCCACATCTTCCTGCGGATGAACTCGCGGAGATAGAGAGGACTACAGACCCCCGCGTATGGCAGCAGGAGTTTCTGGCCAAGTTTATCGACTGGTCGAAAGAAGCCCTCCTGGATGTGAATAAACTACTGGTGGATGGACTGCCTGTTGAGATGCCTGGCTCCTGCGACGTGATATTCGCGGTGATGGATACAGCGCTCAAAGGCGGTACTGAGAACGACGGCACTGGTGCTGTGTACTTCGCTTATGAGCAAACGTATTCCGAGCCACGCCTGACCATCATCGACTGGGACGTTACTCAGATTAAAGCGTCTCTTTTGCCGGAGTACATGCCTGGCGTTTATGACAACCTCGAACGTCTGGCGAAGCTATGCCGTCCGCGCTTGGGTAGCCAGGGCGTGTTCATGGAAGATGCCGCGATGGGTGCCATCCTGAACCAGAAAGCAGAGACAGAAGGATGGCAAATGCAGCCAATCAAATCTGCGCTAACTGGAAAGGGCAAAGACGAACGTGGTGTTTTGGCGTCCGGTCATCACTGGCAGGAGAAAGCAAAAATAGCGAAACCTGCTTTCGATAAAACGGTCGAGTTCAAGAAAAAGACCGCTAACCACCTCTGGCGTCAGATAGCCGGTTTCCACCTGGCAGATCCCAAAGCGCACAAACGCGCTGATGACCTTTTCGATTGTTACACGTATGGCCTGATCATCGCATTCGGGAACTACGAAGCACTGTAAACAGGGAGCCTTATGGCAGAAATTCAGATTGACGCGGCTCTTAGCTCTGCGCTGGCGAAGATACTGGAGTCTGACGAAATTCAGCCCGGTACCGACGTCGGTTATGAGGTCTGTAAGCTGCTCTGGCAGTTCCATCCGCTCGGCGGAAAACTCGTTGAAAAACCTATCTCGATGGCGATGTGCAAGCCCCGGCAATACAGCGTTGATACGGACCCGGATGAACGTGTTGTTCGTCGCTTCCAGACTGTCTGGGAGCGGATGGAGTTGAACGAGAAAATCAAAAATTTCTTCTTCATCTCCCGGTGCTACGGGGCCGCTGCTATCGGCGTGGGAACGACGTCCACACCATGCAAGGAACCGCTTCCGACATTTGGGCTTACCGAGGATGAGGTGTACGTGAACGTCTGGGATCCGTTGAATGCGGCAGGCTCGATGGTGACCGACCAGAATCCGAATAGCCGGTATTTCCAGAAGGCCAACGACGTCCTGAAAATCAGCGGTAAAAACTGGCACTCATCCCGCACGCTGAAGGTGTTTAACGGTACGCCGATTTACCTTGAATACCAAAGTTCATCTTTTGGCTTCACCGGGCGTAGCGTGTTCCAGCGCGTACTCTATTCGATGAAATCCTACATCGGAACCATGGTTGCCAATGATCTCGTTAGCCAGAAGGCAGGCGTGCTGGTCGCCAAGGTTCAGCAGAACGGTTCTGTGATGAACGGGATCATGGCTGCAGCTACCGGGAAGAAACGCGAATTCGTCAAAGAGGCCCGTAACAAAGGCGTGATCAGCATCGGGCAGAACGACGATATTGAATCACTGAACCTGCAGAATATCGATAAGGCGCTCACCACATCCCGTGACAGCATCATTTCTGATATCGCTTCCGGTAGTGACGTCCCTGCAATCCTCATCAAAGAAGAGGCGTTTTCCAAGGGCTGGAGTGATGGGGCGGAGGATTCAAAGGCCATAAGCCAGTACATCGACGGTGTGCGCCAGCTTATCGAACCTGTCATGGATTATTTCGAGCGCCTGGTTCAGTACATCGCCTGGAGCGAGGATTTTTACAACTCACTCAAGAATGACTATCCGGACATCATCACGGAGGACTACCAGACAACGTTTTTCATGTGGCGTCGCGAGTTTACAGCGAAGTGGCAGGAACTTGTCGAAGAGTCACCTGACAAACGCCGCGAAGCCGACAGTAAGGTAGTCCAGCAGGCTAAAGACCTTTATACGGCATTAACCGCGAATATTGACCCGGAGAACAGGGCAATTGTCGCTGAGTGGGTCTCAAGCATTGTTAACGCCACTCAGACCTACGGCGACGTCCCTCTCATCATCGATACAGAAGCGCTGGCGAATTATGTACCGCCGCCACCACCTCAGGAGCAACCGAATGGCATCAACGAGCCGGGCGGGGAAGAAGAGGAGGAGTAAAAGCCTCTATGAGGTGCTGACCGACGCGGTTAACTACTACGTCAACAATGGCTGGGATTCTGAAAAGTCGTTGCTCGAATGGTCCCGTAAGCTGCGCGTTGCCGCCACCAGGGAATCGCCCAGCCCGGACGTCGCCCGCAAGCACCTCACCGCCATTTACAGCCGCCTCGTTGTCGATGGTGGCGCACTGAAAGACCAGCCGCCTGATGGCCCCACGAAAGTCACCCTCGACAAGCTGAAACCGCAGTTCCGCGAAGAACTCAATAAGAGGATTTTTTCCAGCGCCAACCTTATCCAGTTGAACCGGGATCAGGCCATTGAGCGCACGGTTCAGCGTTTTCAGGGATGGGTGACATCGATACCGCCGGACGGCGTAAGCGAAATCGACAAAAACGCCCAGAAACAGGCGATACGAAAATCCGTTTCGGATCTCGACTTCATCAGTCGCCGGGTGGCTATCGACCAGGGCCATAAACTCGCCAGCAACGTGAAATACCTGCTTTCCGTGCAAAGCGGGGCGATAGCGTTCGTATGGCATTCGAACTGGCGGCGGCCCGGTTACAACTACCGCGTCGACCACAAAGACAGGGATACCCTGACGTATCTGGTTCGTGGTTCGTGGGCTATTGAGCAGGGGCTGATCAAACCCGTCCACGGTTTTTACGACGAAATCACTGCGGCCGGCGAAGAGGTTTTTTGCAGCTGCCAGGTATTCCCGATTTATGCGCCTCAAAAACTGCCCATCGAATTTTTAACGGAGAAGGGAAAACGTGAATTTAACAGAGCTTGAATTAGCGCAGCGAATACGGGATGGCACAGCACCGTCGCCGATGAAGTTTTCAAATATGTGGCTGGTGAACCTGCGCATCACTGGTACCGGGCTGGCGTACCGTTCAGGGCTGAAGGAACACGTATGGAGGGACCCGAAGCATTACCTGAACGACTATTTCCTGCAGCGATGTAATGGCCTTTTGGTTATCGCTAACCACCCGGATGACGCCGTTCTCACGGAAGAGGACTTCACCGAACGCACTGTTGGCTCGGTGATGCTGCCCTACATCAGGGGGGATGAGGTCTGGGCTGTATGCCGCATCTACGTCAGGGACATCGTTGAACAGATTGTCTCGGGCAAGGTCTCTACCAGCCCTTCAGTCGTATTCAACAACGCATCAGGCAATGTGGAAGTACAGGAGGGTGACACCAACTTCTTAATCGAAGGCGTGCCGTTCCTGCTCGATCACATCGCCCTGGTAACAGAGGACCACGGCTCTTTGGGAGTGTGGGACAAAGAAAAGATCCCCACAGGGGTCGAGGTTTCCAACAAAACAGGTGACATAGATATGGACGAGAAACAGCTCGAAGCGTTTCAGACGATGCTTGCAAAAGCGGTAGGCGATGCAATGGGCGGGGTTAACCAGGGCATCCAGCAGTTAACCGCTCGCATGGATTCTCTGGAGCAGGGGTATAAAGCCCGCGCCGACGCAGATGATGAAGCGAAACGCCAGGCTGATGAAAAGGCCAAAGCGGACGAAGAAGAACAGAAAAAGGCTGATGCAGCTGAAGAAGAGCAGCGTAAGGCGGATGAGGCGGAAGCCCAGAAAAAAGCCGATGAAGAGAAGGCAAAAGCAGACGAGGCTGCGGAAGAAGAGAAGCGTAAAGCCGATGCTGAGGAAAAAGAGCGCAATGACGCCGCGATGAGCGAAGCGCAGGCTAAAGCCGACTCCGCATATAACTCGCTGGGCAAGCGTGCACCTGAGCCGTTCTCTGGTGAAAAAGCGCTGGATTTCCGTAAACGCGCTCTGATCGCCATGCAGAAACACTCACCTCAGCATGCGGACGTTAATATCCGAGCAATCGCGGATTCTGCAACGCTGTCTGTGTTGGAAGATGCGATTTACGGCGCTGCCCGTAAAACCATCACCGAAGAGATGAACAACACCCAGGGGCAGTTACACAAACGTGTCCGTAACGATGAAGCAGGTCGCCGTATCACTGAATATGCCGGTGATCCAAATGTCTGGCTGGCGGCCTTCAAAACTCCGCCGCGCCGTGTCGCTAAATTCCACACTCAAGGAAGCATGAACAATGTCTGATATCACTTTTAACCCATTCAAAACCCAAGGCTCACCGACAGGCATGTTCAACGTCGAGTCGCGTGGCCTCGTGCAGGGCGATGCTCAGGATGATCCTGCAATTCGTCTTCAGCTTTCCTCTGGCACCTGGTCTGGGGCCGACGCGGTATGGGCTGGTGTCGGTGCAATGGAGTGCATCGCCACTGATGCAGCCAATATTGCTGGGGCAAACATGAAACCTGCGACTGCGACGGTCTGCAATGCGTTCATCGTTTCCAACCAGGCGTATCACGGCATTATCACCGCCGGGAATAACGTTCCCCTGTATGTAGGTAACGGCTCGGTGCATTACTTCCGTGTTGGCTCAGGTGCGCGTATCCCTCTTCCGGTTAGCGCTGCAGTGGCTGCGCTGGCGACTGGCGACGACGCAGTTGGCGCGGATGGCTTCGTTTGGGATCTGACGAACAACGTCATCGACGTTTACTCCAGTGCGACGTCTGGCAATCCGAAACTGGATATCAAACTGCTGATGGTTTCCCAACAGGGGAACCTGACAGTGAAGAAAAATACCGATGGTACGGTTGTCTGGGAAAACGACAAACCGTGCGGCCTGTTCTTGATCTAAGGAGTAATAAATGAGCGCATTCGCACCAGCGATTACCACGGTATCGCCTTCCATGATGTTGCCGGAAATTGTCATACAATACAGCATGGCTTCCGGCGCATTCGACATTCTTTCTGGCGGGGCACCGAACGTCAAAATTGGGTCTAACGATCTGGTTGTTTACCAACGCTTCCTGCGTGCCCGTACCCAGGCGCATGTCGGTCAGTCTCTTCCGGGCCAGTTGCCATCATCATCCATCGTGCCGAGCTACGACCAGATGATGACTTATCGTATTTCAACACGTTCTCAGTACAGCTATCTCGATACAGAGGCAGCGAGCGCGTGGGGGTATTCGTTAAACAACGGGTTGCAGCTGGCAAACCGTCAGGGCCATGCCCAGACGCTGCGTAATATGCTGCTGTACGGCATGAAGGCATCCAACAACGAAGGGATCACCAACTCACCAAATGCTGTAACGGTCAACCTTGGCAGCGACAGCCAGGGCAATGATTCGTATACCACCTGGGATTCTGGCGAAATGTCAAAATTCCTGCTTGGTACTATCGCCGACCAGAAAACCAGCATGATGTTGCTGGGCCAGACGCTTACCACCGTTGTGCTGTGCCCGCAGCGCTTCATGAAGGCTCTGGAGTGGACAGGGATCGTTGAACTGACCAGTTACCAGCGCCCAGGAGGTGGTACCCAGACCGTTGGCGGACTGACTAAAACGATCGCTGGCGATGCCACTGGCGACGATGTGATCTTCTGCCAGGACGACACGCTCATTGGCAAAGGCGCTGGCGGTACAGACCTGATCGTTATCACCAACCCGGAAATTGTCGTACCTGAAGCACGTCAGGACATCAACACCAACATCTTCGCAACCCTGATGCCAAACCAGCAGGCCGTGAATGTGATGTTCACCGATGTTGCAGCGCCAACAGAAATCCCGTCTCCAATGCCGGACGGCGGTATTACCACGCTGTACACCATGCGTGCCACTCCTGGCTGGAACTTCCGCCCGGAAGGCGTGACGCTGCTTTCCGCGAAATATTCTTAAACCTCGCTTTACTTCGTGCTTTTTGGGGAGCTTTGGCTCCCCGTTGTTTTGAGGAAAATCCATGAAATTATTTATCGCCAACTGCTCCAGCCAGCCACACATGTTCAATTACAAACTGCCAGAAAAACATCAGCCTTTTGGAGTGAAAATTCGGGCCGGATCCCAGCACATGATCGAAAACAACGCTGATGTGATTAACCATATCATCAGGCAACATGAGCCCTATGGGTTCCAGCGCTGCGACAAAGTGGATAAGAATTTTTCCGGTATTTGTTATTCCATCGACAAACCTGTCACGGTGGGGCGTATCGAAGAGAACCACGAACAGAAAGTGGAAAATCTTGATGACTTGTCACAGCAAATTCTCGAAGCCAACGCGGTTTCGATGAATAACACAGTTGATAACGTGGTCATCCAGAACGGCGAAAAGCCGAAGGATGACGGGGTTCAGGTAGAGATCGTTGGAGAGGCCGTTAACCCTGATCAAGAGAATCCACCGAAACTGTCTAAAACCGTGAAGGTGCAAAAATAATGACCATACGCCCGACACTCGACGGATACATCCGTTTCGTTCGTGGCGTAATGGGCGTTCCTGATACCGCTATTTCTGACGATGACCCGACGCTGGAGTGTTGTTTTCAGTCTGCGCTTGAGTTGATCCCGAAACAGCTGGGCCTGGAATGTTTGCCCATTATCTACACGAACACCGTGTATAACGCTGGCGGCTCTCTGCTGCTGCGCTATGCCATCGATACGCCACCCAGTACTTATTTCGCTGATTTGCGGAAGAACCTTGGCCTGAACAATGCGGTTTATGGCCTCGTAAATTCTGCTGCAGATCAGGGCACCTCTGGTTCTATGACCATCAGCGATGCTCTCAGCAATCTGTCTCTTGCTGACCTGATGCTGATGCAGGATCCGTATGGTCGCGCCGTCGTCGCGGTGCTCATGGAAATGGGGCCGCTGTGGGGGTACACGCCATGAAAGTCTGCCTGGGCGTCATCGATATTCCTTACGACTACGGCGACAACCCGGCAACTACCTACGAAGTCGCCGAAGACCTGCAGGAGCGCTACAAGCTTTTTACCCATTTCTGGGACCTTCACCAGAAGGAAATTATTCCTGAAGTGGGTGAGGCGCTGGCCTGGGCGATAGTAAACCACATCCAGTACGGTGCGCCGATGCCGGGCGGCGAGCTGCTGGGTGAAACCATGAAGGCGTTCAACGTTTTCCTCGAGGGCGAGGAAATGGCGGGACTGTCCATTGATGGCGTGCCGACTCAGGCTGCGCTGGAGGGGAAGAACTCTCGTCTGAAGATTGAGCGCGGCGAGCGCCGTCCGTCGTTCATCGATGGCGGCCTGTTCAAATCCTCTTTTGTCGCATGGATAGGTAACGATGCCGAGTCTTGATGAACTTGCCGAGAGTACCGGCACGCAACTCTCCAGCGTTCTCCAGTCAGCAGTCGAAACCATTTCATCCGGGCAGGAGATCACCTTTCGCCTTTACGTGCGCCAGGTGCTCCCGCTCGATGGTTTCGTGTACTGGATAAATGCTGAAATTATCACTCCTGATGAGCTGGCGCGGATGGGGATCGCAAACCCTCTGACCACGACGATTAAGGGCAGTCTGCACAGGCAGGTCGTCACTGAGCAGTCGGCCACATCCTCCCGCGACGTTAACAACATCATTTTCACACCGATCACCAAAGCCGACGATTTCAACATCGAGGATCCGAGCGCCATTTATCTGGGGGAATACGAGGGGACGCAGTTTGCTTTTTCACGCATGGAAAGCAGGTACACGCAATCTGGCATTTTCCATTACCGCGGCATGGCAATATTGCCGACCATGCGCTCGCAGATTATCGACAGCCCGGACGATATCAGCGATGAGCAGATTCTCTCCAACAGCACACCGATCTGGCTTGCGCTGAAACAGTTCGCGACGGTTTACCCGTCCTTCCTGATTCCAGCCAACCTAAAGCCGCCATACATCGCCGCAGACGTTAGAAACACGGTGCCGCTGCAGATGGCGGCGGCGGTGCAGGGTACCAACCGCTACCAATTTGCTCAGGATTCTGTCCGCGTGACGCTCTACGGTTTCAGCAATCAGATGGCGCTGGAATTCGTTGACTACGTGGTGAACAAGGCGCTCGAAGACGAGAAGTTTGGCATCACCAACGTGCCGATCGTCAGCGATGCAAAATCAAATCAGGTGGAAATTAACGCGCTGGCGAAAAAGAAAATCGTGGATTTTGACGTGAATTATTACCAGGCCACGACGCGGGACATATCGCATCAGCTTATCAAAGAAGTCATTTTTAACTACGAGGTCAGATAATGAGCTACAACATCGTTACTGTGAACGTCTCGCAGACGATTGGCGCGACGCCGTCGAATTTGCAGCAAATGTCCGCCGTGCTTTCTTTCGGCGCGACTCTTCAGGAACCGGGAAAACCAGTGCTCTTAACGCAGCCGTCAGATATTACTGATCTGGTGGATTACCCGATTTTTTCACTTTCCGCTGAAGCACAGTCGTTTGGCTCTGACTTCACGCTGGCCCTGCCAACTACTGAAGCATTAAATCGTGATCCCGGCAGCGAGGTGGAAATCACTATCAAGAATTGCTCGCCAAACGCCTGGAACGGAACGTATCTGGCAACGGTGGTTGACAGCCAGACACTTACCTGGACACTGACTGATTCGTCACTTGATGGTTCCCCGACAACGGTAGGGCAGTTCTCGATCACCGGGAGCGATGCGGTCGTAACAGCTGTCGATACATTCTTTGCTCAGGGTAACTCTGTCGGTACATACCTCCTTGAACTGGGGTATCAAAACGATCTGCCAAAAGACGAAGTGGCAGCGCTTAAAACATACATGCAGGAGCCTGTTAAGCGTTTCTATGCCTATCTGGTACCGGAAACCTGGAAAGCTAACATCGACTTCATCACCCTGGCAAAACTCTACACTGCGAACGAAGCGAAACAGTATTTCTTCGTGCTGGAAGATACACCGGACGACACAAACTACATCACGCCGTATGCCGGTATTAAATCCATCATCGCGATGGCTGACGATACCTATCCGGTGACGAACGCGGCGGCAGCTGCTATGTGGAATTATGTTTCTCCGTCACCTTCTGAAATCAACAAAGTGCCTCCGATGGCTTTCCGCTACCTGCAGGCGGTTAACGCTAACGCCGCGAAAGACAGCATCCTGACCACGATGGTTAAGCAGAACATCAACTATGTGGACACAGGCGCGGAGGGCGGAATTGCGAACACCATGCTGGTGAAGGGTGTAACCAGCGACGGTAACGACATGACCTACTGGTACAGCGTGGACTGGGTGCAGATCAACGTCGACATGATGCTGGCAAATGCCGTCATCAACGGCAGCAACAATCCTATCAACCCACTGTATTACAACCAGGACGGCATTGATCGCCTGCAGCAAGTCGCGCAGGGCGTATTCAACACTGGCGTTTCGTACGGCCTGGTCAACGGCCAGACTCCGGTTAATGCGGTACCGTTCAAAACCTATGTAAAAAACAATCCGAACGATTATGGCATTGGCCGATATGCGGGCCTGTCAGCCACTTACACCCCTATGCGCGGGTTCGTGGAAATCGTCTTCAACATCAACGTGACCATGCAGCTTTCCTGAGGAGTTGAACCGTGCCAAATCCAATGATCAATCCGGGCGTATTAAACCGCGTCCGCGCCAGCGTGAAGTTCAACGACTTTCCTGGGTTAAACGTATCGGCGTCCTATCTTGCCAAGGAAGGGGTGGAGCTATCATTCCAGGGCAACATGACGGATTTCCTGCCAGCCATGACCGGGGCGGTGCAGTCTCCTCAGCCATACATGATTATGCAGGCCAGGGTTCACCTTCTCCGCAGCCAGGCGCTTTCGAAACAGTACAAGGCTCAGTGGGAGCTTAATGCGGCTATCGGTAATGCAAAGGTGTACAGCGACAGCACCGTATTCGGTGATTTCGACCTGATGAATACGGCTATCACGAACGTCCAGGACATGACCTTTGCAGGTGGTGATCCGGGTGTGGCCATCACCATCACAGGGACCTATTACATCAACTCGGAAATGTGGGACATCTGATGAAAATCTCTCGAAACATGCACCTTATTATTCCCGTTGAAACTGAGCTGGGCACCGCTTACACCCACTCTGCGCCGATCTCAAAGGAGGTTTACCGGGAGCATTTCTTCATTCTCAGTAAAACTTTTTCGGCCATTTTTTCAGAAGGTCTCGGCGTTGTGGCCGGTCCTCGGGTCGCCTACTTAATGCTTGAGCACATCTGCAAAAAGGATGGCATCTGGGAAGGGGAAAACGGTGTGCGTAACACGCTGGTGAACGAGATTATCCGCCTTTCTAACCTGGTATACCCGGTTGAAGGCAAAGGGTGGGACACCAAGCCCCTCGAAGTCGCCCTGGAGCGCGAAGTTGTCGATCTCGATGAAGTAATTGGCGAACTCGTTTTTTTTACATGTGTCTCGTCGATAAACAAACCCGCACAAGCTCAGGGGCTGATGAAAGAAGTCAATGGAATGTGGAACAGTCAAACTACATCCTTGAGTCTTACGGACTGGATGCGTTCATTGCCGACATTGAAGCCAGCCGACAGTTCTGGCGAGACGGAGAGCACGTTATCAGCAGCATCCTCGACTACTCAGCAGCCGCAGGATTCTCCGAAATCTGGCTCGATACCGGGTTAAACCTGAAAACAGCAGCTCAGTTTCGTGAGCTGCTGAAATTTAAAACGCCCCGAGGGATCTTTTAATGGCAGGTGATCAACTACCCGTCCTGACTCTCGATATCGATGAGTCGAAAATTTCCGCGCTCAACGAAATTTCGGAGAAATTCAAAGCTGCATTTTCAGTCGGTCCGGGCGGTTTTCCGGTACCTCAGTCAGTGCCAGCCCCAGCGCCAGATTTACCCTCTGTTCCTCCTGCCGTTCCGGGACAGGAAAAGGGGCCCTCCCAAAAAGGCGGAGACAGCGAGTTTGATAAATTCCTCAAAACGCTTAACAAGGATGCTAAGGCTACTCTCAAGACATTTGGGCTGATTAATAAAACTCTCGGCGTAACCACATCGACCCTGAAGGGGCTGTTTACCACCACGGTCAGCTGGGGGGCACGCCTCGCCGCAATTGGAGGAGGCGGGTTATTCGGTTATGGCTATATGGCCCACCGTGCGACAGAGCAGTACAAATCATCTCAGGGGCTTGGTGTTTCGACCGGGGAAATGCAGGCGGCTAACAATGTGTATGGCAGCCGTTTTTCTAACACGGGCAACATACTGCAGGCGCTGGCGGCGGCACAGAATGACCCGACAAACCCGCAATATGCCGGGCTGATGAGCCTGGGTATTAACCCGCAGGACGGCGCGGCGGCGAACCTGCCTAAACTGCTGGAGGGGGTTTCGAGCCTTCTCAAACAGTACAAAGGCACCGGGGTTTCACAGGCAGTGCTGAAAGGTTATGGCCTTGATGGTGTGATCGATGTCGCGACCGCTAACCAGGTGCTGGCGAACAGTGACAGACTGCCGCAGCTTAACAAACAGTTCGCGGACCAGTCCCAACGGCTTGATCGTGATTTAGGCAGTGGCACCCAGCAAAGCTATCAGGATTTGTCCGCAAGGTTTATGGATAACGCCAACCGGATCGGCAATACGTTCCTGAAGACGCTGGCGCGGCTCAATGGTCCTATTGGCCGTATCTCGGACAATTTGACCGCCAGTATTGAAAAATTCCTGAATGGCCGGAACGGGCAAGCGCTCTTCGACACACTGGCAACCGGGTTGCAAAATCTGGGTAACTGGCTGGGTAGCGATGATTTTCAACGGGATCTGGATAGCTTTTCTAAGGCTGTGAAGCGCATCGCTCAGGCTATCGGTTCAGCTATCGACTGGCTCGCCGGATATGGAATTAAAGCCCCTGAGTCAGTTGACGAAGCCCGGAGCCAAAGCAGTTTTGACGTTACTCGTTCGAAGGAGGAACTGGCCCAAAAAGGCCAGACAGCGAAGCAGGCGGCCGAGGAGAACGCTTCCGGTACTGGTTTTCTTAAAGCGGTGGGGAACACTGTCGTTGGGCTTCTTTCTGGTGGCAATGTCACCATTGATGAGATCCAGGAGCGGTGGAAATACGGCGGCTGGAATGGTCGAAAGGAGGAATTGGTTAAGACCGTTTCAGCGAAGAATGATGAAGCTGGCCTGCCGCGCGGATTACTGCCAGCTGTAGCCGATACCGAGTCATCATGGAACCCAAAAGCATTCAATAAATCTTCCGGCGCTGCGGGGCTTTTCCAGTTCATCCCGGATACGGGAAATCGTTACGGCCTGAGTGCACAGGAAAGATACGACCCGGATAAATCCTCCACTGCAGCAGCTCAGTATTTCCAGGACAACCTCAAACGATACGGCGGAGATATCGCCAAATCGCTTGCTCAGTACAACGGAGGCAATGCTGCAGTAACGTCAGATGGAAACCTGAATCTGAAAAAAGAAACCGTGGATTATCTGCTGAAAATCCTGCCGCAGGTACAGGGCGGGCTGGAGCAGCATCCGGGGATCAGGCAAAAGCTGGAAACAGCCAGCAGCACACTGGCCCAGAGCGGGAGCAATGACCGGGCGAAAATCGATCTCCAGATCTCGCAGGTACCGGGTTCTGATATTTCCGCACAGGTGAAGGGGATCTACGTTACACCGAGGTAATCAATGGCATTAAATTATTTTGGTCAGGCATTCAAACTGGCCTTCGAAATTTCCCCCATTCTGCTCGTAGATGGCATCGCAGCTTCCATACCCGGCGGTACGATGCCGATCGCTGTTTTGACTGAGGGGGTGAGCATTGTTGACGGCCTTCTGCACGGTGAAATTTCGGGCCAGTCGGCAGCATTCACACCAATGGCCGGTACAACGCTCATCCAGCAGGATGTCGGGACCCTTAATTTCTTCAACATGGTGACGGCGGCGAACTCCGTCGTTAACCGTTCTAACCGGGTTGTCATGCAGATGCTCCGCCCGGCATCGACAAAAGGCGGTGGTTATGCGGCGAAGGGCATAACCTTTACTGCGCTGAAGCTGGCGCTTGATAAGCACAACCAGAGCGGTGGTTACTACGTGGTGATGACGCCAGCGTTTATCTACACCGGCTGTCTGTTGCGAACGATGATCGACGTATCGGGTTTTTCGGAGCAGAACAAACAGGTGCAGCATACCTGGCAACTGGAGTTCGAGCAGCCATTGTTGTCGATCTCCCAGGTTGACGCGGCTCTTGGAAACCTGATGAGTAAATTTGAGTCCGGTATGCCGCCGACCACGCCGTCTTCAACATTGTCCTGGAGCGGCAACGGCGACCTCATACCCGCAATTCCAAAATTTTAGGCCATTCAATGACAACTACGATTGCCTTTACTCCGGACGGGAAAACGCCATTTTCGTTTCAGGCGACCGTCGGCGGTGCGAAGCTATTCGCGACCGTACCCTATAACCTTTATGCCAATCGGTATTACATCAGGCTCACTGACGGGCAGGGGCAGATTGTTTCATACGTTCCTCTGATCGGCTCACCAGATGAATTTGATATCAATCTGGCGCTGCCGTACGCGCCGGGATCGCTTGTCTATCGAGTAAGCGCAAATCAGTTTGAGGCGACCTGATGAAATATTATCGCCTGGAAATTACCGACAAGGACGGGAACACTCCCCTCGATGCGGCCGGAAGCCCGATAGGGCCCTTTGACAGCTCTCTTACCCCAGGTGCAGCGCTTGAGATCCAGTTTGATGCGCTCATCACAGGCTATGACGTCGTAATGAGTGGTACAAATATCGCGATTTACGGCGTTCCGGTAACAATGCTGCGGGAGAGTGCTCAGCTTGCCGGATGTCAGATAAATTTGACCGCTGGTTTTACGGCTGGTCTGCCACTCGCAAACCCTAATCAAGCCGGACTTATTTTAAGCGGGCAGATCTACAACCCTTATGCTAACTGGCTGGGAACGCATCAGTCGCTGAATTTTATCGTTAACCCCAGCCCATTGCTTAATGATCAGGGGCAGGCGGCGAGCATCACGCTCGATGGTAAAAAGGGAGAGAAATTAAGTGACGTGCTCACGCGGGCGCTGACCACTGCATACCCCGGCTTCACGCTTGATATAGCGATAAGCGATCTGCTGGTGTTGGCAGAGGACGGCGTGGGCGTTTACAGCCGTCTTACGCAGTTAGCGGCGACGATACGCAGTCAGTCGTTCTCAATAATAAATCGGGACGATTACACCGGGGTGCAGATGGTCATGCAAAACCGGACAATCAGAGTCTTCGACAACACAACTGGGGCAGCTGGCGGTATTCAGATACTACCGCAGGAATTGATAGGGCAACCTACATGGATCGGCCCGGTCAGCGTGTCCTTTAAATGCCCTCTACGCGCGGATTTGCGATGTGGCGATATGGTTGAGTTGCCCCAAAATATCATTTCCGGACCTGGTGCGTTGCTGGCCGTCAATTCTGAGCGTTCTTATTCGTCGCTGAGAACGCAGGTCAATTTCACAGGTGCGTTTCTGATCACTTCTGTTCGCCAGGTTGGGGAGTATCTCAATCCGGATAACTCCAATTCCTGGGTAACCATCTACGAGGCAGTCGCGCTGGCGAAAAATACAACATGAGCAACGGACAAAAATTTCCATTTCTGAAAGCCCTCAACAACGCCATTCATACGGCCAATGAAGACCGGGCCGCGATAGAGGGGCGGTCGCTGCCCTGTCATGTGGTCGGCGTTGACGGGCAGATCGTCACTGTTCAGTTCGACATGCTGCCTGACGGCACACAGTACCCTCAGGTGACGATCCCGATAGCGACATTCGAATACATACGCTACCCGGTTCAAATCGGCGACAAAGGGGTTACCGTTGCCGCTGACGTATCGCTGAGAGGTATTTCGGGACTCGGTACCGGCATCGCCAACCGTGCGCTAACGCTCTCGCTGGTGCCACTGTTTTTCGTTCCGCTTTCGAATGCAGGGTGGACGAAAGAGGATCCTGACAAAATCGTGCTGTACGGGCCGGACGGGGCAATCCTGAAAACCGCCGACGGTGCCAGCAGCATTACGGTTGAGCCGGGAAAAATAACTGAAAAGGCTGATGCGATTTATCTCACAGCGAAAAACATTTATCTCGGCGGGGGCACGATTCATCTCAATGGCCCGATTGTCCAGGACGCTGGTGAGATGTCTGATACTTCCGCCAAATTTATCGGGCCGATGGATGTCACGAACGACGTGACTGCAGGCGGGATCAGTCTGATGAATCACCCTCATGATGTGAAAAACGTACAGAGTGGTGGCAGCACTATTCAGTCTGAAAAACCTAAAGCGGGGTAACCATGAGAACATGGGGGCGCGTTACAGACGCGAACGGTAACAAGACGTGGCAGGTAGTGGAAACAGATGCGAACGGTGATTCGTCATACGTCTGGTTAACCACGCTGATCCAGACCTTAAAGCTTGGTCTGGGAGAATCGCCGTTTTACGCACAGTACGGCATTCCGGCGCAGCAGTCGATTGTTCAGCAGGTTTACCCTGATTATTACGTCAACATGACGCAGCAGCAGTTTGCCGGTTACTTCGCATCGCTGGCGATATCGAAAGTAGATGGGGCCGAAAAACCCACCTATACAATCGACGTGGTATTCCGCAACGGTGTCAGTTACCAAAAAAACGTCGCAGTCTAAATAATGAAATATGACCAACCCGCTTCGGCGGGTTTTTTTATGGAGTGAAAATGTCTGATTTACCCATAATCATGACCGAAGCGGGGGCGCAGCCCACACCGCCTAAAACGCTGCTGGCAAACCTTATCAGCAGGGTCGCGCAAAAAGTTCCTGATTACACTGCCAACCTGCCGGCAGGATTAATCACTGACCTCGCGAGCACTGCGACGGGGGCTATCGCATTAATCGACCAGGCTCGGGTTGACCTTATAAACTCGGTAACACCGTACGGTGCTAATATCCCTTTGCTGATGCAGCTCGGAACCACCTATGGCGTCCCACAGGGGGAGGGAACAAACACCTCGGTTTACATCACTTTCTCCGGTCCACCGGGATTCGGCATCCCGAAAGGGTTCACCATCGGTGACGGGAACAACCAGTACGCTGTTGTTCGAGACACCGTGATTCCTTCGAGCGGTCAAACCGAACCTGTCTACAGCCTGGCAACGTCCCCGGGTTCGTGGGCGGTACCAGAAGGTACGGTTACCCAGATAATCACATCGGTACCAAAGGGCTACACGGTGACCTGTACAAACCTCACCGCAGGGTTGCCAGGGCTTGCTGAACAATCGTGGGCATCTTATCGCGGCCAGGTGATGCAGTCAGGCATGAAAACTGTGCAGGGCACTCCCGATTACTTCAGAACGGTACTGGAGGAGGTGGATGGCGTACAGGCAAACCTGCTTTCTTTTCGTCAGGCATCATTGGGTAAATGGGTGGCTATCATTGGCGGCGGCGATCCGTACGAAGTGGCTTATGCCATTTATAAAGCCGTGCCGGATATATCAGTCCTGACGAACGATGTCAGCAACCCATCAGGCGGAGCTGAGGTAGACAAGAAAACGATCCAGATTGATGTCTACCCCGATTCGTATCAGGTGCCTTTCGTCGTTCCTACTTCACAAACAGCAGCTGTGTTCATCACGTGGAATACCGCATCAACGAATTACATTGATCCAGCCGGAATATCGATGGCTGTGCAGCAGCCGGTAGCCGACTACATCAATGCTATCGCCACAGGTGAGCCAATCAACCTGCTCCAGATTCAGGAAATTTTCCTCGAGGCGGTGCAGGGGCTTGTGCCTCCATCGCTCGTATCGATGATCGATATTCAGATCGGCATCAACGGGACGATTGTAGCGCCTGAGGCGAATTCAAAACTCGTTTACGGCGACACCTACGGCTACTTCTCCACGACGGCAGGACAGGTTAAGGTGGAAAAATATGGAAGCACCAGTTAGTCAAATAATCCCTTCTTACCCGTTTGTTCAGTACCGCGATGATCCCAACATTGTGGCGTTCTTTCAGGCTTACAACGAAATGGCCCAGGAGTATCTGGACGAAATAAATTCACTGAGCATCCCTTACTGGCCCTCTCCGGCGCTGTCGGGAAAGTTGCTTGATTGGGTGGTGGAAGGAATTTACGGGGAAACAAGGCCGCTGCTGCAGGTATCTCAGGACGCTATCGCGAAAGGGGCCTACAACACCATCGACTACAACACGATCCCTTATGCCGGGATGAAGAACTACATACCAGGTGCCACGACATACGTTGTTGACGATTATTTCAAGCGCATATTGACCTGGAATTTTTATAAGGGTGACGGAGTGCAGTTCAACATTGACTGGCTCAAACGACGCATAGCGCGTTTTCTGCGTGGGCCAAATGGTATCGATCCGCCCGTAACAGACACCTTTGATATTTCTGTCGTGCCGGACAATGGCGTGTTCGCTATTTTGCTCCCTAACTCGAATGACTCGGTGGGGCAATTTCTCAAGGATGCGATAGAGCAGCGCATTGTCAAATTACCTTTCATGTACAGCTTTACAGTCGATTTTTCTAATTAATCCTGATCACTTCTAATGGTGAAAAAATGATACTGGGTTTCGGTAACAACGTGGTCTCTTCTCTGGCATCCGACATTACGGCCAGCCAGACAACTTTTTCAGTGATTCCGGGGGATGGCCCGTTATTTGCCTCTCTCCTGACATCTGATTTCAGCAACAAATCCACCACATTAAAAACCTACGCGAAAATTACGCTGACCGACTCCGGCGAAACTGCGTTTGAGGTCTGCCACCTGACGGCGGTGAGCGGTGATACGCTGACGGTTATTCGTGGGCAAGAAGGCACTGCCGCAAAGGGATGGGCGCTGAAAGATGTAGTAGCCAACTTTGCCACACGCGGCTCTGAAAATGCGTTCCCACAAATCGCTCATATCCAGAGCGGGTTTTATACCTCGGGCGCCGCTGGCGGCACCGCAAACGCTTTGACGTTGGAACTGCCAACGACGTTTTTCCTCAACGGTTCGGCTGATTGGGTGCTGAAAACCCCGATCGTTGTTTACCCATCGCTTAACAATACCGGCGCAGCAACGTTGCAACTGACTATGGGGGGGCGGGTTCTCGGCACTTTCAAGCTCTACAAAGGCAACAAAGCTGAACTGGTAGCGAACGATATTCTCAAGGATGTAGCACTGGTTTGCCTGCTGGATAACACCAAAACTTTTTTCAATGTGGCGAACCCGGGGGCTATTTATGCAGGGCTGGGCACTGCCGCATTCAAAGATGTAGTCACATCGCAGACTGATACCACAGCGGGAAGGGTCCTAAATGTTGGGTACGCAGGTCTTGGGGGCACCGCTCCTCGAACAGCGGTGGTGGCTTCTAATAGCTATGACAATATACCAACCGGACTACCATCTGGCTACTGGACGCATGCTGTTGCTGGAGGGCCATTTGCACACACCCTGACTCTTTTACAAGACGGTGGTGGAGGCATGGACGACAGACATTTAATCATTCCGTCCAGTAACGCAGGTAAAATTGCACTCCGTTGGGATAGCGGAACTTCAAAGTATTACCAATATTTTTATACCGATAAGAATAAACCCACCGCCGGGGATGTAGGGGCATTTCCATCGTCCCCGAGCAGCCTAACCGTCGACTTAAACACACTGGGTGCAATGACAAGCAAAGGTGTTTATTACCAGGCCAATAATGCTGGCGCTACAGCGGCAAATCACTACCCCGCGCAGACAGCGGGAACGCTCTTTGTGACGCGCTCTGCGTACGGTTGTCAGCAGATGTATATCACGTATTCGAACAGACTATTCATCAGGGCATTGACAGGTAGTTGGAACGGTTCTGGGCCGTGGTCTGATTGGGTTGAAATGTATGGCCCGAACAACAGGCCTAATTCAGATGCAGTGAACTGCATAGGGCGTGATGGGAGTCATATCGGTGGGTTTGCAAGTGGGGATGTTACACGCCCGTATTTGCGTCATACGGCGAGCAACACAGCGGTTGTGCTGGCGAAGGCTGGCGATTCGTACACAAAAGCTGAATCTGACAATGGATATATGGCTAAAACCGGAGCATATACCAAGACTGAAAGTGACGGACGTTATCAGCCCAAGGGCAACTACACCCCGGCAGGGCAGGCTTATACTAAGGCTGAGTCAAACGCGCGTTATGTGCAGGGTATACAGTTAGGTGCGCGAGCAAGGCATGAATCAACCAACGCAACATCAAACCCATTTTATTTACCCGCAGGCTGTTTTTTTTGTGGTTATGGATGCCCTAACTCGGATGCGAACAATGGGTATTGGTTTTACAAACCTATACAGCGAAATATCAATGGTACATGGGTAACTATTTCTGGATAAGGTCTGAATATGCAAAATATTAAAAACTTCAAAATTGTTGAGCCAACGTCTGAACAACTAAAAACGTATGCTACTGCTGACGGAGCGATACCAGTGTTTTTTCAATCCGAGGATGGGCAGGATTGGTACGAATGCCATAAACTTTTTTCGGATAATACCATTAAGATAATGTATGACAATAAAGGGGTTATTACCTCTGTCGTAGATAAACCAATTCCAGAGCGCGGTAATACCTATGCTGTATCTATGTTTTATCCAGATGGAATGAGTGTTGCCGAATTATCTTTAAACGATTACCCTGAAGGGGTGACTATAGATGGGTCTTGGATGTTTAGTAACGGAGCTATTGTTCCTGTTCCCGTTGATAATGTTGCGGTAGCAGAAGAAGAGAAAGCATTGAGATTAAATGAGGCTGAAGTAGTCATAACACCACTTGAAAGAGCCACTAAATACGGAATCGCTACAGATCAGGAAAAGCAACTTCTCGAAGATTGGGAGGTTTACACAGTGCTACTAAACCGTGTTGATGCTTCTCAGGCTCCTAATATCCAATGGCCTGAGAAGCCTGGGAAGAATTCAGAAACCACATCGTAAGGTTTCTGATATTAGGTCTTACTCCTCGTTACTTTTCAAATGTTCATCGATCAACTTTAGAATCGGCTGCACATCGGCATCCATAACACGACGCTCTTTTAGTCTTACCTGAGTGGCTAATTTATAGTTTGGTCCCCAAACATCAGCGTTATCTGCAGATTCGCCGATTATTTTGAATGGGTAAATGCATATAATTTTTTTCTTGAAGGCTCGGCATACATGTACAAAAGATGTGTCTGGGGAGATGACTAGTGCGCTATCTTTGATGATTTGTGCAGCTGAGAAGAATGATGGCGTTGTATTCTTAGTGACATTTTCTGAATCGGGGATAGATGCAATTTTGTGCTGCTCCCCGAGGATGATCATATGATGCGAATTGGTGTATTTTGCCATGTGATCGGTTATGACTTCAATTTGGGAGTCTGAAAAAAAACGCTCACTGACACTGCCGTAAGGTATAAATGAAATTATTTTTTTATTTGTGGTTTTTTTAACAAAATTACATGCTGCTTCAGCATCTTCATTCGGAATGATAACAGAGTATTCGTAATCCTTTTCGGGTATTCCCAAACGGTCAAGCAAGTCAATGTATCTGGTGCTAATGTGCGCCAAGGGATTACGTATTGTAATGACCTCATCATATAATCGATATTTATCTGTGAACCCGATGGTTTTGTAAGGCTTGGCAAGTCTAATCAAATTAAACGTATCAATGTTTGAATGAGTGATTTCGTGCGAGTCAATTAATACGAAGGGATTGATTTTTTTCAACTGGGTAAGAAGTGGTTTTTTATTATCAGGATCATATAAATATAGCCCATCCAAGGTTCTCCATTCCTTGAATAAAAAATGAGTCCTTCTGTCTGCAATTACAGATACTCTGAAGTTGTTTTTAACAAGAGTATCAATGACCCCACCGATAACAACCGCGTCTCCAATTCCTTTGGCGATAAAAGGTATCACCAAGTGGTTTGTGCCTAACTCGCGTTCGGGCCCAGCAGTACGGGATAGGGCTGTAACTGCGCTCAAAAGACTAAGTTTTAACCGTAATTTTGTTCGTTTCAGTACGTAATTTTTAGATCTGTTTACTTTTCTTAGCCATTTGATCATGAGCTTTTTCCTGTGAAAATGTATTGTGGTTGACTGAGTCTGGTGCCAATACGGGCATTTTAACTTGTTGCGAGCACATAAAAACAAAATGGTTGGACAACAAAAGCCCTATTTGGCGTTTTTGTAGCCGATATCATGAAATTCAAAGCTTAAAATTGCTAACGTGCGGAGTAGGTGCCCCTGACACCGAGCAGGGGCTTAATAATTTATGCTGAGATAGCTAGCGCTCTTTTCTCGCCTAAAGCCATTATTGAATCGAGAGTCATGTCGCGAAGGTCATCACAGTGAATCACCAGATATCCAGCTTGCTCTGCGGTGTGTTTAAATCCTTCGAAGCTGGTGAAGTGTTCGCCTTGTTTGGCGCGTTGTATGTGTACAGTTTTACCATCCCGGATTTGCACGAATAGATCTGCATCAAAAGGGAACAAGGTTGAGTGCTGGCGTAGCAGCTCTTCTTCCATTTTGTTGAAGGCGTTGATGTAGTCGATTTTCCACTGAAGTGCTTTCTTGCCAGTAAAGCCCATTACGATCAGGACGAAAGCATCGCGAGTGAGTTCGAACATTGGTGTTGCGATGCCTTCGCCACCGTTAGGGTTTTCTCGGGTGTAGAACGTCTCCTTGAAATTAAGGAGACGCCAGGCGGGTTCACACTCAGCCATCACGACACGGATTTTATCCATCACGTTGTCATGGCGTTTTTGGAAGTAATTTGCAACCGCCACCGATGTGGTGACGGCTTTGTTGCCGCGGGATGTAACTTCAGGGATGACTGTTGAAATTGAGTTAGTCATGATGACCTCTTTTGGTTTTTTCGAAGTACCACTATTGGAGTGGTGCCGGGAGGTTCGAAACGGCCCAAAAGATACCGCGGACTAATTCCCCTTGCGGGTGTTGTATTCGTCGCCCTCCCGACATTGATCGGGGTTGTGTCCGCGCAATGCGTCCACTGAAAAATAGGCATAAAAAATCCAACACTGACGGGGTTGGTTCTGACCGCTTTTGGAGAGGTTTCGACGCCTCGTAGGAAGGATACTAATCAATCCCTAAAACTATGGCAAGAATTCTTTCCCCAAAACTAAAGCTAACTACTTGTAATATCTACTATCTAAATGGGTATTTAAATGTCAGTTTTGAAAGTGTTTTTGTTATAAAAAGTTAGTCATTTCAATGAAATAACATACTTCAAGTTATATACTGCTGCGTCATATGGAATGGTTCGAAGC